CCAGGCGGCTAAGCCGCCCCATTAAGTGGCGTTTGTAAAGGCCACCAACCTCGTTTCAGCTTTACACGACGAGGAAACGTGTATAAGTACGGCTTCGTACTGCATGCGGCATTTAAATGCCTGTGCAACTCACTCCAGGAGTTTAAGCTCGTATCGAACAACGATACCGGCTGGACTCGAGAGACGTAAAACTCTTGTCTCTGAAAGTCGGCGTTAAACCGACTTCTGCAGTGTGAGTCAAATGCAAGCCTGTCTGTGAAGGTAGGAATAGCCTCTTTATCGTCCTCCCGCTTTTTCAGGGGAATCGGATAGTATTTGAGGAGTCCTTTTTCGGGACAGTAAGTAATCTTACCATCCGTACGGAGAAAAGTCTCGCAATCAAAGCCGTAAGAAGTTTTACGGTGAGACTGCGTGATTTTCCCAAAGACCTTCTCCACGCGCTTTCGTGCGTAGTGGGCTGCATTGTAATATGCTGCGTTGTATAGCGCATTGGTTATGGCTATCCACGAAGCATAAGATGAGCCGTCCTTGGGCGATGTCGGGGGAATCCGTTTCACCTTAATCGGTGTAACATCTTCACCACGATAGGCATCACAACCGCAGGATTCGCGAAAGAACCCTGTGTGACAGGACTTATCCTCATTGACCTTAAGGCCAAATTCAGGAAAAGTTCTAAAGACGGGGAGTTCATCTCCCGCCTGCACAATGATGTCATCGCCATACACAAACACGGTGGAAGCAACATCACTTATGTCGCCGCCTTTGCATTGGTGTATACATGCAACGGTGAGTGCCCAAAAGCACAATGCCTCGACAGGAAAGCATAACGCCGATCCCATCGGTGCAAATTTCCTCAAGGTTACCCTCTCACCAGATGGTAGCTCGGTAAGATGCGAACGGGTAGCGAAAAGGGGCTCGTAGAGTGGAGTCCCTCTAAAAAGCTTTTCAACCATGAGAAGTGACACTCTATCGGAGGCAGCACTAAGATCAATAGTGGACCAGGCACCAGAGACCGAGCCTTGAAGGGCCAGATTCCTGTTAACGCCTTGATCCCGAAAGTTCACGTGACCTGAGGTCAACGGTTCTTTTTCGAGATGATCCACTAACGCACGCCCAATCCCCTGTTGAATATATTGGATCTCAAGGGGCTCCTCGGAGATCAACCGAGGGCCTCGAGAATCCTTGGGGACCAGCACCACCTTGGCACATGGAGAATCAATATGGGTACAATCCCAATACTGATCCCACATGTCAAAGCGGTGTTTATCACTGAGAAAGAAATATTCAGTGAAAGGGTAACATTCTTCGACGTCAGAGTAGATGCGCTTGAAGCGCATCTTCTCGTTAGGTCCTTCGCCAGTCGCAACGGCGCCTGGACCATGTTTCGGAATGATGTCGTACGGATCAAAAGCGCTTAAGACTCTATTCAAGAGCCATCGCGCCTTATCTTGTACAACGAGTACAGTGCAATCGTGATGCGGATCGCCGTTAAGAAAACTTCGCGGCAGGTTTGCATCAACTTCCTTGAAATCCTGTAGGAACCTTTCGGTGACCTGAGGAGCATAAGGAACCTCCAATTTGTACCAAGTGAAGCACAACTGAATGATGTCCTTTAAAAGGATTGAATCATAGTGCTCACGAACAGCACCATCATCCGTAAAAACACGGCTGAAGGCATCCTTCATAAAATGAGGTAGCCTCGAACCACGCTGTAATTTAAAATGCGTGATTTTGAGCCGCTCCCCGAGTAAGGCAGCTTGTACAGCTTTGCCAAGCTTAGGGAGGGTCTTGGTAAGAAAACCAAGACCTTCGGATGTTACGCGGCGACGAATTAACTCAACGTCGCGGCTGTAATCCAGCTGTGCTTGCAGATACATGTCTGTAAGCAATTGTTGTGAAAGTCCCGAACAGAAGCCAATCATTTGGGCTTCGATCAGGGTCTGGCTTTTCAGGGTACCATTCATAATGGGAATCCTCCAAAAGCCACCATGCCCCCTCATTAGGGGAACGGCGTTTTACGATTCTTTGTTCATGATTTTGTCCACGAAGGACGCATCATTGATCATGTTCGACAACTGCTTGAGAAGGTCAGTAACATCAGCCTTCTCAGTAATACGCAGACTGGAATCAAGGACGATATGGACGCGGTTTTCAACCACATCCCCCTCAGCAGAGGGATTCTCCTTGCAATCGGTCAATTTAACAAGGCTGCGAAGCCTTGCTGCGTCGCCCGCACCAGTTTCCTGGTGGGAAATTTCGAGAGTTCTGGGGACACCAATGCCCCTAGATCTATCGGAATAGACAGACCGGGTGCCAGTAGTGTCGACAAGTGAATACGTAACATTAGCAGCAGCAGCATCAGCTACTACTACATCGCCGTTTGTGTTAAAAGACATGGTGGACTCCTTTCAATTAAATTTGTAGGTGCTCCCGCCACGTTGGCAGGAAAGTGAAACACCTGTTACACAACAGTCAGCTACGAGAGCCAACACGCTGCTCGATGAGCAGCGACCCGAGAACGAACTTTCGGAATGTAAGTTCTCCATCACTAGTGATGTTGAATAGCCTGTCCTCACGAAGAGGAACGGAAGATCGGTTATAATATTTAACCTTATCCGTTACAGGCGTGAGACGTGGTCCTGGTAGAGGACCGCCATAGGCACGAATATATCCGTGCTTCACGGTGGTCTCTGCTTTGTAGGACACCCCAAAGCTTTTTACCTGTACTTCAATAGGTATCCAGCGCTTCCTATGTTGTTTAAGGAAGTCTCCGACGTTGAAGAACCAATCAACAACGAAGGAGTAAGGGATAGCGTTCCAGATTGTGTATGCATCAAGTTGTACACCTAATGCATCGAGTAGAGCGTAAAGCTCATTTTCAACTCGGTCTAAATCTGGGAAGCTATACGTGTAATCCATTGTGGCATTACACGTCACGGTACATTCCTCGCGGTCTGCGAACTTCAATGTAGGCCACGAACCACCCACTACATCTTGCCTTGAATCAGCGGGCAAGGTATGTGATTCTTTGAAATGCCTAACCTGAGGAAGCCCTGCGCCTTCTTTCAATTTCTGAAGGCGTTCCCTGTAATTGAGCAAGCCGTCATAAACAGCTTGACAATCAGAGATAAAGGGACTTAAACCAAAGGAATAGTTCAGTGTGTTTTGGGATAAATTCCGGAACAAACTTTTGCCCCGGTCCCACCACTTGACTAGTGACTTAATGTCACCGAGCTCCAACACAAAGTTGGTAAGCTCAAAGCCTGTCTCCAGAGTGGGAATCATGCCTTGATAGGCACGTTTCACAAACTCTGCTTTGTCAGTGACGGAAAGTGTACCGTCTCTGACCCATGAGAGAGAACTCTCAAGGGAATCCACAACAGGATACGTAGAATGTTCTAAGTATTCCGTTGAAGGCCATTCACTCCAAGAGTGAACAGAAAGAACAGGATAGAAATCCCGCTCTGCCTTGTAATGGTCGCAAGCATTGAACCGCTTGTAGCCGTTTGTATACTGGATTCGGGACGTCTCCTTGGTCATCGTTACATCTGATGAACCAGAGGGTTCAGTCCAAGACGAGCTCGGTGGGTAGGTGTGCCAAAAGGTACACCCATACGAACCCACCTGATTAGTACTTTTTACAGGCATTTCACAAACCTCGGGTAAAGTGGATTATAGCAC